CATCTAAGTTTAATGATAACTTTGTTATTGAAGCATATCTAGAAAACTTCGAAGGATATGCACCTGGATCTGATATTATGACGAAGTTTGGAATTAATCTTCAGAATGAAGTTACTCTCACTCTTTCTAAAGAAAGATTTGAAGAATTTATTCAACCATTTTTGGGTGAGTATGACGATGATGAAATTCTTTTAACCACAAGACCAAAAGAGGGTGATCTTGTTTATTTTCCCCTGGGTCAAAGAATTTTTGAGGTCAAGAGGGTAGAGCATGAGCAACCATTCTATCAACTTGGCACAAACTACACATATAAACTAGAATGTGAATTGTTCCAGTACGAGGGTGAAGACCTCGATACCTCTATCGACTTTATTGATGAGGAGGTTAAGGAGCAGGGATATATCACAGAACTTACTCTTGTTGGACAGGGTGTTACTGCTTCTCTTAGAATCGACAACTTTGGTAGAACGGGTATTCTCCAAAAGATTGTATTGACTGATGATGGATCTGGATATACAAGAACACCCATAGTTTCTATCAGTACCTCACCTGCGTTGCTTCCCAACTCTACGGCAGAAGCAGTTGCTATTACTACGGTAAGAAGTGGTGTTCATTCGATCGATAGAATTTTAATCACCAACCCTGGATTTGGTTACACTGTACCACCAACAGTAACTATTACCAGTATTGCTAATACTGCTCCTGGTGGTCAGGGAGTTTACGGTGCTGGTGCTGCTGCAACTGCGGTTCTCACTAATAGTGGTATTACTTCCGTTCGTATTCTCAATGGTGGTACAAATTACTACAATACCCCAGTAATCTCCTTTGGTTCTAGCACAGGAGTTACACCTGCCAGAGCAGAGGCAGTTATTACGGATGGTGTTATTTCTAATATCCTCATTGCCGATACTGGCATTGGGTATACTGAGGCACCAACACTTAACGTCTTGCGTACTGGTGAAGATGGTGCTTTGATTGAAAGTAATTATCAATATAATGAGGAAGTGGTTGGTCAGGCATCTTCCGTAACCGCAAAGGTTAGAGATTGGAACTCTACCACTAAGATTCTGAAGGTTGGAATAAATAGTGGAAGATTCTATCAGGGTGAAGCACTCGTCGGAACTGCTTCTTCCGCAAGATGGAAGATTGCATCGTACAATGATTACGATACAACCGATCCATTCGAACAAAATGATGAATTTGAAACTGAAGGTCTGAATATTATTGACTTCAGTGAAGACAATCCTTTTGGTGACTTCTAATGTTAGGCACTTACTATTACCACGAGATTATTAGAAGGACTATCGTAGCCTTCGGAACTCTCTTCAACAATATCCATATCCAGCACAAGGATAATGATGGTAACGTTGTTGATGATATCAAGGTGCCATTGGCATATGCACCAATGCAAAAGTTTCTTGCTAAGATTCAGCAGCAAGCAGATCTCAGCAAACCAGTTGCAATTACTCTTCCAAGAATGTCATTTGAGATGACGAGTCTCTCATATGATCCTACTAGAAAGACAACAGCAACCAAAACATTTAAAGCAGTAACGGGCAGTGGTGATGTCAGACAGGTATATCATCCAGTTCCTTACAATATTGGATTTCAACTTGCTCTTTATTGCAAGTTAAATGAAGATGCTTTACAAGTTACAGAACAAATTCTTCCATATTTTCAACCATCTTTCAATTTGACTGTTGATCTTGTTTCTTCCATTGGAGAAAAGAAAGATATTCCTGTCGTCTTGAATAGTGTTAATATGCAAGATGATTATGAGGGTGATTTTAGTTCAAGAAGATCTTTGATCTATACTTTTGATTTTACTGCCAAAACCTATCTATTTGGTCCTATTGCAGATTCTTCCGAAGGTCTCATCAGAAAAGTTCAGGTCGATTACTACTCCGACACTGACATTAATACTGCAAAGAGAGAAGTCAGATATACTGCTGTTCCAGATCCCATCGATGCTGAACCTGGAGATGACTTTGGATTCTCGGAGACTATAGAATTTTTCCAAGATTCTAAAAAGTATAGTCCCACTCAACAACAGGATATTTAATCATGTCTGGATATGATGGTATTGATAAGGCTTTAGATGTTGAAGCATCTATCGTTCCTGAAGGTGGTTGCCTGCCAAGAAAAAAGCAACTGAAAAATGCGGCAGAAAAAAATGATATAGACAGAGATTATGAATATAGCAGAGGACAACTCTATTCTATTATTGAAAAGGGTCAGGAAACTCTGGATGGTGTAATGGAGTTGGCACAAGAAACCAACTCACCTAGAGCATATGAAGTTGCTGGTCAGTTGATCAAAAATGTTTCTGATGCAACTGATAAACTTCTTAAGTTACAAAAAGAACTTAAGGATCTTAATGCTGAAGATAAGTCAAGCACAACAAATATCACTAATAATGCTCTGATTGTTGGCACTACTGCCGAACTGCAGAAGTTAATCAAGCAAGGACTGTTAGACGAAAAGAAAAATAAATAACTGGGTAGATAGTGTTTGGAATGGTCGAATGAATGAATCGAACAAAAGTGGTGATTCTTCTCTGCACGACTGGTTTACTAAGAGCCGTGCTTCTGATGGCACCCCTGGTTGGGTTCAACTGGGTGGCAAATATGCAGGAAAACCCTGTGCAAAGCAGCCAGGTCAGACAACCAAACCAAAGTGCGGTTCAAGTAAAATGAAACGCAACCTAGATAAAGGTGAAGAGGAAAGAGCATTTCGTCGCAAGAATCGTCAAGATCCCAATCCAAACAGAAAAGGAAAGGCAAAAAACGTGGCAACTGAAGAAACCATTAATGAAAGGGGTGACTTCTGGCACCCAGACCCCGAGAAAGATCGTAAATTAGGTGGTCCTGGTGCCAACCAACGTGCTCGTGAAGATCGTGGGCAGAGCACATCTGCACAAACAAAACCCGATTACAGCAAAAGACTGAAACCAGGTGAGTCTTATATGGATTTTGCTAAACGTAAGCAGGCAGAGAGAACTCGCAAGGAAGAAATGGAACTTGACGAAAAGTGCTGGAAAGGTTATACCCAGAAGGGTATGAAGAAAAAGGGTAATAGAGTTGTCCCAAACTGTGTTCCCGTTGGTGAAGAAAAAGAAGGTGATCATGAGTTTGAAATGGCACGTCGCCAACTTGCGACAATGAAGAATGCTGCTAATAGACTTGAGAAGAAAATGGGTAAAAAAGGTGAGGGAAATCTGAAAGCCTGGGTTCAATCAAAACTAACCAAGGCTGCGGATTATGCTGACACTGCTGCTGATTATGTAACTAATGAAGAAGTTAATATTAATGAAATTCACGCATCAGCACATACTCCTCATGAAGTTCCTTCTAAAAATTTGAAAAAACTGGTATCAAAGGCAGTTAAGAGAATTGATACTGATGTTGATGGTGATACCGATAAAAATGATAAAGCAAAGGGTGAGCTTGGGGAGTTTATTCCTGGTGTTGGTAATAAAAGACTTCATAGTGGAACAATGACCAAAACTGCTCAAAGCACTAGAATCAAGTCTGTAAAAGAATTTGTAGAAGAAAGTGCTGAAAAGAGATATTGTCCTAAGTGCGAAAAGATGGAGACAAAATCTGAGTGTTCTTATGGTCCAGAATACTGGGAAAAGAATGCTAAGAAACAGACCAATGAATCTGCTGCCTGGACTCGTAAGGCAGGAAAGAACAAGGAAGGTGGTCTCAACGAAAAAGGACGCAAGTCCTACGAAAGAGAGAATCCTGGATCTGACCTGAAGGCACCTTCCAAGAAGGTTGGCAATCCTCGTCGTAAGTCCTTCTGTGCCAGAATGTCTGGTATGAAGAAGAAACTCACTTCTTCTAAGACTGCTAATGATCCCAATAGCAGAATCAATAAGTCCCTTAGAGCCTGGAACTGCTGATATGAAAAGTTTCAATCAATTTCTCAAGGAAAGCATCACCATTAACGGTGACTTCAATGGAACCATCGTCATGGGTGGTTCTCAACCAGAACAGGCACAAGAGTCTTTCTTTGCCGATGTTGTCTGGGAAGGAAAAATCTACCGTCTAGAAGTAGAAGGTAGCATGATGAGCAAAGGTGATTTGGCAGAACACATTCAGGGTGAGTATCCTGGTGCCATTGTTCATCAGATTTATCCTGGTGTAGAATCTAATAGAATCAAACACTCAAGAAGATACCAACCAGAAAAATTGACCTGGAGTGATTAATTATGGCTCAGTGGAATAAAAATACACAAGATTATCTAAACCAGGAGAGAACTCTCCATGAAGTTTTCATGTGTGCCGACAGATACGGCAACATTGGAAACTGTGGTGTTGCTGGTACTGGGGCTGTAGGGGGAGATGCTTTTGGGAGGATGAGAATATCTCAACCTCTTACTCTATTTGATAGTTCTCACCGATATAGAGACAATAATCTTTGGGATAGTTTGATTGTAGGCACTGGTTCTACAGTTGGATTTGTAACTGCTCAAGGATTAGTCAATATTGGTATTGGAACTACTGCTGGTTGTTCTGCAATTAGAGAGACTACAAAGACATTCTCATATCAACCAGGCAAATCCTTACTTACTTTAAATACATTTGTCCCAGAGCCACCAAAAGAAAATCTAAGACAAAGAATTGGATATTTTGGTGCTGATAATGGAATGTATTTTGAGATTGATGGAACAACAGCATATTTTGTTGAGAGAAGTTTATCTACTGGCACTGAAACAAGAGTAGCACAAGAAAATTGGAATGTTGATAAGTTAGATGGTACTGGAGTTTCTGGAATTACTTTAGATAAATCCAAAGCACAAATTCTTTGGATGGATATTGAGTGGTTAGGACTTGGTACAGTCAGAATGGGATTTGTAATTAATGGAGTAATGATTCATTGCCATTCATTCCACCACGCAAACTTAATTG